AGTGGCTGGTTCCACATTTCCAGTACAATACTCCAAAGAGTAGTTAGATATTATCTATCATCATTCCAACTGTTCCTATATCATCAAACAGAGGATGAGTGTCTACTAACATAAGACTACTCAATCCCCTGTTTATAATCTAATAAAGGAACAGAAGGATGATAAACTAATATCAACCAACTGTTCCTACGCTTCAGTGGGAAAACCACTTAACTTGCACCATCAGCCTCTATAGTAGGTGCTATATATCTGCAATGTGCCTACAGATACTTGAATAGACCAGAGTGGCTCTACTCCAATCAGGCTGTTTTATATGCTCACAATGACATACATCACTGATGAACCCAAAAGAAACTAAACCATCGGTTTATCCACCCACCTTAAAGACATACCCTTGTACAGTTCATCTGTTCCGTACAAGACTACATGGTTAGTGTATGTTTCACTTCCAACCATCAAAGGTAGAAACATACAAACACTGGCACACACATACAAGATGTACTGACCAGATTGAAATACTTTGTCAAATGAATGACGGGGGTATTCCTTCCCTCAAAACCAAGAGAGGGTGGCTGTCTGGGATATATTAACAAAAACATTCTGGTTTCAAAAATTAAAAAAATAATCGGCCTGTATATTAACAAATGTTTCTTGAAAAGATTTTTCAAAAAAATTCCGGGTATAAAAATTGGCAATTTTCTAAAATATTGCCAAAAAATTAAAAAAATACTCAAAATCCAAATATTACAAAATCATTAACATATCGTTAACACTCATCTATATATTTAACTATCAATTAGTTATCTCATTTCAAATTCAATTTACACTCTAATTTTAATTTCTTAAGGCGGAATTGAATATTTATACCTTATCTTTGCACTGTTATTTATTGATTGAAGTGATGACTCAATTAATAATCCTCCTGTGACTATCTTTAAAAATGGATGTAAGTCAGGAGCAGAAGTCGGATTATCTAAGTAACCTCGAAGATTAATATCTTGGTGATGGCGAACAGGGTTTTCTCCGATAAATAACGGAACTATCTGTGATAGCAGATTTAGTGTTTATACTTCAGAGGATAGGCTCAAATATTGGTTAACACCTTAGAAGCCTATAGCCGGACTTGGTAAACTGTACTTAATGGTACGATAATATAAAGTTGGGGTATAAGAGACAATAATCAGAAATGAGGAATGCACTGCTAAATTCAAGATCACAGCGTGAAACAAGGATAAATGATTATCCGAAGATGTGAAATTGCTTCTTAAATTTAAGAGGTCAAATTTCGCAGAGGGATTTTTATGCCTTTTAGAAAGGTAATTAATTAGTAAACAAATGTAAACATGAAAGATACATTAACATTGAATTTAAGTAAATCTCCGATAAGTAATAATGAGAATAGTTATCTAGAGATAACCAGACAAGATTTCTGGAAACAATTTTTTAAATTATCAGGACAGGAATTATCTGATAAAGAGTTAGAGGTAATATCATTATATATGATAGATGAGATACCTCTAAAGATTCCTAATACTGTAATTACATCTTTAAACAAGAAAGGGTTATTATTAGATAGGCAATTGTCTATTTCTCTGATCCTTTTAAAAGATAAGATTATTCAAAATAACATTAAGTTAATATTTAACTATGAGATCACAGGGTAGATTTTACAATAAAGCAAAAGAGTATTTGACTAAATTAGATGCTCCGAATTTATTAAATATGAGGCTTGAATTACGAGAACATATGATGGAGTTTGGAATGGATGATTTATACAAACAGAAATTGCAAGAATATATAACTGCTTGTGATGAGCATATTAAAAAACTAGAGACATGATATTAGATGAAATAATCAAGATTCACTCTGATCTTTTAAATAGAGGTATATTTCCTAAGAGAGTATATTTAAGTAAGGGTGATGCATTGAAGTTATATGAAGAGTTAGAGAGACAAGTACAGTATATACATACATTATCAATAGTAATAACTAATAAGCATGGAATCTGGTGTGATTAAAGAATTATTAAGATTGAAACTTAATATCACTTCTAAGTATAATTTATACTGGAATGCTTTTATGGTAGGTGCTTGTAATATGGGCAGGTTTCATAAGGATTACAGTATGGAGTATATTGATGGAGAATGTTTGAAACATTTTAGACAATACTGTTATGATTTTGATCTAGATGATATTGTAGATGGTCAACACATTAATTATGTAGAACTGTTTGAAAGATTAAAAATGAAAGGAATGTGGAATAAACCTGATGAAAGTTATTTTATACCTCATGATTCTAGAAAAGCATTAGCAGAAGGTATAAATTCTTATAAGAAAGCAGGATTAATAAGTTATGATTTGTTTAAATGGACTAATGAATATTTGACAAAAGATGAACAAATACAACTTCAGAAATTAAAGTGGACTAATTTAGGATCGTTTACAACGAGTTATAAAATTAGACCAAGATATGAAATTTATTATAGAAAGGCAGATAAACCAATTTGTTATAGAGAAGAACATATTTATTCTATTGTTGAATATGGTTATGATGGTCTACCTGATGATGGTGAGTGTGTGGTTTTTCCAAGTAAAGTAGAAAAGAAAGATGTTATTAGATGGTTTACAGGAGATATAACTATGACAAGTCAGATAGTAACAAATTGGAATGAATAAGTATATACTTCAGAAGTTAGCAACAGAGAACAAAATATCAGTTAAACATACTGAAGAAATAATAGATGGATTTTATAGAGGATTAAGATATTACCTACAGAATGCTGAAGAGACAGAGGGTGGTATATTAATCACTAATTACTTTAAATTTTATATAGATCTACATCGAGAGATGAGAGATATAGAAAGATCATTAACGAATAACAGGGAACCTAAAAGAATAAAAGTGTTCCTTAATTTAATTAAACATAACAAGAAAAGGTTATCAAAAAGAGATCATGAAAGACAGACAAAGATCAAAAGCTACTATGAACAGTATGCTTCCAACCAATCCAATGAATCTACAACAGACTAAAAGTACAAACAATTTGAATGCTTATAAGTATTCTCCAGAGTATGTAGATCAAGTAAAAGAGTATAATAGTAAAGTGGTAGAATTAGATCCACAGTATACTAGTGTACGACCATTGCAACAACTTATTGTTAGAGCATTTTTAATTGAACCTAAGGTTTCTGAATCAGGTTTAGTTACTCCATTTAAAGAGGTATTGGATATTCCAACACATTCTGGTGTAGGTAAAGCTAGAGAATATGAAACTGATTGGCCTTATAATCAGAAGGGTGTGATTGTTGCTGTACCTACTGGTATGACTAGTTTGAAAGTTGGAGATATTATCCAATTAAATCCTAGAGCAATTCAGATTGGAATGAAGGGTAAAGGTAACAATGCTACTCCTGTAGTTGTTAATGGATTTATCCATGTAGATTCTGGTTTATTTGAACCCCCTAAAGATGTAACTAACCAACATTATGGTTATGTATTGATACAGCCAAATGATGTACAGGCTATTTTAGCAACATTAGAAGTTCCTCATACTATTAAGGGTGATGGAAACGTACAGATTTCTTCAATTAAAGATTCTACTGTAAATGTTGGATAACATATATCAATTCCTAATAGGACAAACAATATATATTCTATACAAAATTAATCCAAAGTTTATAAGATTGCATATTAGAGAGCAGGTTGGTGAAAGACAATCAGCCTGTTCTCCTATATGTTTATATGAAGCAAGATGTTGTGGTTGTAAAGCACCAAATGTATTCTTTGCTCCTAAAGGATGTAGATTTAATTCTTATCCTGCTCTTATGAATAAGGAGGAATGGTATCAATATAATCTTAGGTATAAGGAAAGAATGAATCTCTTATATCCAGTATATCAAGAGTTGAATGAATGGCCGTTTAGTATTAATACTTTTAGTATTATGAAAATGTCATTATATGATATATTTACATGGAGATCTAAACATGTATTTACTATTGCTACAGCAACTATAGATAGTTTTGATATAGATGAGGATGATGATTTAACAATAGACTTTAGTCATTTAAATAATGTGGAACACAGTTGAATATGATTTTGGGAAGATTAGAACAGGAACAACTTTAGAATATACATTTACTAATGATGGTACAAAAACTATTAAAGATCTTAAAGCAAGTTGTTCTTGTATATCTCTCTACCCCAACAGTAAGACATTAAGAGTTGTATGGAAAACACCTGAAGATATTAAAGAATCTTATGAATCTTATAAATATGTTTATGTGACATATAGGAATTCTGAAATGGAAATACTTACATTAAAAGCAACTTTATGCAACTAGAAAAATCTAATACTTGGTATAAGATTGGTAATAAAGCATTTCTTAAGAATGATGATGGATCAATTATTGAGATTGAATCTGATGATCCTTTGTTTAAGGAATATAAAGATGGTGAATTACCCGGACAGACTAAAGAAGATATTATTAAATCTTGGTCAGATAATGTTGCTAAAAACTTTTTAAAAGGATTAGGATGATAACAGGATTTGTGAATATTACAAAGTCAATGAACGGTAACGATAATTTCTGGGAGTTAAATCCTCATGTAATTTATGTTGCTCCGTTTGCTGATTTATATACAAGAGATAAAACTAAGGATAAGATAGAATCTTCAAAACATATGTGGTGTGTAGTATGGATGGTTGATCCTGATGAGGAAGTTAATAAATATTATAGACTTCCTAAAGATCAATTAATAGATACTTGTAAAAGCTATAACAAGTTATTTGATCCTACTGATCCTGATATTGAAGATTGTTTAAATAGTTATCCATATTTATGTATGTCTGCTGATGAGTTGGCATATAAACAACAGAAAGATCAATTAATTGAGATTAGTCAGTTCTTGTCTACTCAAGAGATTACAATGGATTCTGTTACAGAATTAATTAAACTTAAAGCTTTGTTACCTAAGATATATCAAGACTTTGAGAAGATAGAAAAATCATTTATTAAAACAAAAACCGCTACTAGAGTATTTGGACAAAGAAGTTTAAATGCTAGAGAAAGGGGTGACATACAACCGGATGAATAATTATAGAATTTATGCTCTTGAAGAAAGTAGTGGTTTTATAATTTGTATAGATAGAGATTGGTTTAAAAAAGGAGACACTCTTTATTTTTATGGCCTTCTTATACAAATTGTAAAACACTTGGCATCAAACAATCTTGCTAATTATTATCAAATAGATCAACCGTTGAAAGTTCATCCGGGAAATCATTTTATTACAATAAATATGAATAGAAAATTAGAAATTCTCCAAGAACTGATTAGTATTGGAGTTATAGTAAGTGAGCCTTACTTAATAGGAAAAGATTATATCACTGACATTGATTTAAGTCATTGTACAGATGAAGCAAGAATGCACGTATTACTTGATGAGTTAATGAAAATTGATGACTAAAGGATTTACAATATCACCAAGTATTTATCCATTTCCTATACATATATATTATGGTGTAGAGAAGGATGCTCATAAGTTCTTTAAATCTACTTTAGAAAAAGGAGATCATAAAAACATTAAAGAGTTCTTTACAGGAACTTATAATGCTAGAACTTGTCAGACTACTTATAGTGGTATTGCATTACACTTTAAAAGAATTAGTCCTAATCTGATTGCTCATGAGATGTTTCATTGTGTAGAACTAATCTTTGAAAAGATTGGTATGTTTCTAAATGATGAAACATCTGAAGCATGGGCATATTATTTAGGATATTTAGTTGAACAAGTTTATTTAAATTTATATGATTAATTTAGAAGATTATACTATTGAAGATATTAGTCAACATCTTCCAAAACAATTTGATAGATCTAATCATAAATGGATTGTTGGTGAATCAAATAAGGAGGAATATTTTTCTATTAAGGAAGTGAAAAGTTGGAGAGGTGACAACATTATATGGAATAACAATAAGTATGTTATTGTTGCTGTAGAAACATATGCTGTTCCAGATTGGAGAGAATATAAGACGATTAGTATAATTTTAAAACTAATACAAAAAATGTATTGATGATAACTAATATAGAAATATTAAAGAAAGATTTGATAAGGATTGAAAACCTAAAATCTTTTTTAATTGATATTCCTAGAGTTCATCCTGATAATCCCAAATATCTAAATTTATGGAAGCAATATAATAAATGGTGTATAGAAGGCTTTTGGGCTTTTGATAATGGTGGTTGGAGATTTATGCCACCTACTTTATTTTTCTATGGTAATTTCTTTAAGATTGAAATAGAGCAAGAGAAGATTAGAAAGTTTACAAAACCTTTTGTTCGTGATTTAGATTGGCATATTCATTATGCTTATTTGGAATGTCAAGGATTTTCTGGGTTTAGAGATGATGACAAATATTCTGCTGATAGAGCATTAAACAATCCAACTTTATATAAGAAATTAGAAAAGTCTGGTAAGGCACATGAGAGGCAAAGGTTTAATGATATGCATTCAGCAGATGGTAAAAGAAAACAGTATGTAAAGCCTAGAACATTAATTAGGAGATTACATGAGAATAATGTAGGATGTCCTTTGTATTGGAATCCTGCACAAAATTTAATGATATTTGGTAGTAGAGGCGGTAAAATTTTCTGCCGTCAATAGTTAGTAATAACTATTAAGTAATTGCGTAAATTGCTGGAAACTTTTGAAAGTATATAAACTACAAAGTAATCTGAAAAGATAGACTTGAATGTTTGAAAATTATATACTATAAAACAATCAGCAGCCAAGACCCTAATGTTTTACTAAGGGTAAGGTTCAGAGACTAGATTAACTAAACAAAATTAGACTTTAACAAAGTTAAGGCAAATGACAACAAAAGAAAAAAAATTCATTCTCTCCTGTGTTTTAGGAGACGGCTGTATAAACCAGCGTATTATCAGCAATACTGTTCAGTGTAGGTTTTTACTTAAACACTCTATAAAACAGTTTGAATATTTTAATTGGAAAGTTCAAAAACTAATGGCTATTTTAGATAGTAGTCAATCTAAAAATTTCCAGAGAAAATCAAATTATTCTATTGAGCAAAATTGTGGAAGATCAAAAATTGATGCTGTTAGATTTGAAAGAAATCATCCTTTTTTTAAAATATTGTATAAGTTCATTTATATAAATGGTCATAAAACCTTTTCAAGAAAAGTGTTAGATCGTTTAGATCAAGAGGGATTAGCAATATGGTTTATGGATGACGGATCTTTATATAATGCTGTTTATAAAGGGAAAAAGTATTCTATTTATTCTAAGTGCACTGCTAGATTAAATACATATTTATCAAAAGAAGAGAATGAAGTAATAATTAAATATTTCAAAGAACGTTGGAATATAGAATGGAAAAATGAAAAAGAAAAGAATTTTTACAGACTTCGTTGTAATACAACAGAATTTAGAAAATTTGTAGAAATTATTAATCCATATATCCATCCTTCAATGAAATATAAAGTTGACATAAAAGTAGGGCAAGTAGTTAATCATAACACGCAACTCCAAACAGATAATGCTGTGGATGAAGATATAGTCCAACGTTGATGAACGGGAAAATCATTTACTGTTGCTGGAATATCAGCACAGATAATGACATTTGATGGTATTAAGAGATTTAATAAAGAAACTTATTTAAATCCTCCTACTGCTAAGGTTGTTATTGGTGCTGCTGTTACAGATAAGAGTTCTGAATTAATAACTAAGGTTGTTGACGGATTAGGGTTTTTATCTACTGAAAGTGATTTAGGCGTATGGGGGAGTCCAGAGGATGAGGAATATTTACCAAATCCTTTTGCTCGAAATTGGGAAGGAGATGTTAAGCCGGGCAATAAGAAACATCCTTATAGATATACTTATAAGGTTGAGACAAAGTCTGGTTGGAAAACTAGAGGTACTAGAACAGCATTGTTTCATATCAACTATTCTGATAAGAAACAGGATGGTGCTCAATCTGGGGCTGGTGGTCGTGTATCTATTTCTATATATGAGGAAGTTGGTTTAATGCCTAATTTTAAGGAAGCCTTATTTAGCAATGTTCCTACTGTTAGTAATGATGGTGAGCAGTATGGTGTACAGGTAGCATTAGGAACATCTGGTAATATAGACTTAGTTCAACAGTCTAAACAAGTATTTAATAATCCAGAAGATTATAACTTTTTGGAATTTGAGAATATTTGGGAAGATGATGAACATGCTAGGAATATTGGATTATTCTTACCTGCATATTTGGCTGACCAGACATTTAAAGATGAGAATGGCAATACTGATATTGAGGCTGCTTTAGAGCATTACTTTAATAGAAGAGTTGAAGAGGCTGCCAAGAAAGATCCTACTGCTATTTATAATGAGAAGATGAACTATCCATTAGTTCCTTCTGACATGTGGATTAGTAGTAAAGGTTCTTATTTTCCACAGATGGAGTTAATAGAAAGAGAGAGGGAATTATTAAAAGATCGTACATTTAGAACAATAGGTAAGCCTATTAAATTAACTTGGAGTGCTGAAGCCTTTAATGGTGTTAAGACAGAAGTCAATGAGGATGATGAACCTTTCTATGATTTTCCATTCAATAGATCTATGGCTTCTATTAAGGGTTGTCCTTTAATATTTCATGAACCAGAGACTATTAGAGGTCAGATACCTAAAGATATGTATCTATTTACATTAGACCCTTATGTATCTGATAATATAGATGAGGGTGGTTCGGTAGGTGCTTTTTATGGATTCTTAAATCCTAAGTATTGGAAGGAAGGTATTAAACAGACAATGGTATGTTCCTATGTTGGTAAGCCTTCTGATGGTAAGGATAGATTCTATGAGAACTGTGAAAAGTTAATACAGTATTATGGTAATTGCCACAGATCATTTTGGTATGAAGCAAATAGAGGTGATTCTGTAAAGGGTTACTTCTTAAAGAAAGAGAAATTATATTTATTAGCATTAGAGCCTACTAGAGAAAAGGGATCTAATGTATATGCAAAGAAAGTTCAAAATTATGGTGTTCGAGTTAATTCAAGAACAGATAAGATTGAAATGATAGATGATACTAGTGAATGGTTATTAAGTCATTGTTATGATGGTAAAAGAGTTGTCGAGACAATTCCTGATATATTCTTTATCAGACAGGCAATGCAATTTAATTTAGAACCGGGATCAAACTTTGATGCTGTTTCTTCTGTAATCATATTCCCATTAGCATTAAAAGAGATTCAGCATATCGTTGAATCTGAAGTACAAAAAAAGAATAAACACAATCCTTTGGCTGGCATATCTATGAATGTAAATATGTTTAAGTCTAATAAATTTGATGAATTTAAAAGAAAATATGAACAGACAATCAACGCGTCTAGAGAATAACACTGATGAGATCAGTGGTGTATTAAAAGGTATTGAGAATGCCTCTAAAATTATTACTTCGACTATGGGTGGTACGGGTAAGAATGTATTGCTTTATGAAGAGGGTAACTTACACTTTACAAAAGATGGTGTATCAGTTGCCAAGAAAATTAAATTTACTAATAAGCAAGAAGATGCTGGAGCACAGTTAATGATTAATGCTGCCAACAATACAGTAAATCAGTGTGGTGATGGCACAACTTTAACCAGTTTAATGGTTAACGAGTTTGTTAGTAAATTATTTAAGGAGGTTAAGGACAATCCTGTTAATGATGTTCTTGATTATACTAAATTAAAGATTGCAGAAATTGCTGAAGAATTAAAAAGTAATTCTGTTAAAATTGAATCTTATGATGACATTTATAGAATTGCTTTAACATCTTGCAAGTCTGATACTTTAGCAAAACTTATTGAATCTGTTTATAGAAAGACAGGGTTCAATGCTTCTATTTCTGTAGAGATGTCAGAGAATCTAAATCAGACTTATGTAGAATTTACAGAAGGTTTGACATTTGATAATGGTTATATCAATAAAGGATTTGCTAATAAAGATAATGGTAATTGTTCATTTGAGAAACCAGAAGTTCAGATATTTGATGAAGAATTATCTGACACTGTAGCATTCACTGAAATTGCTGATTATTATAATGCTGAAGGTATTCCTTTGGTAATCCTTGCTCCAGACTATTCTGATGGTTTTATTAAATGGGCATTGACCAATAAGGTTTATCAAAATCTTAAGATTTGTTTATTGAAACTTCCGGGTTGGGGCATGTCTGTTGATGAGAATGTTAAGGATTTAAAAGCATTCTTAACAGACAATAAATGTAATAAAATTACTATTACTGATAGTAGTTTTACTATTTACAATAATCCTGAAAAAAGAAAGATTAGAAATAGGATTAAGCAATTGACTTCTAGAATGGAAGTAGAAACAGAAATGTTTAGAGTTGAAGATTTCCAGAAAAGAATTCATAAACTTCAACAAACTGCTGCTATCATTTATGTTGGTGGTACTACACGTAAGACTGCGGAGGAAGAGTATGATAGAATTGAGGATGCCGTAGGTGCTTGCAGATCTGCTTTAGTAATGGGGTATGTTCCCGGTCAAGGTATTTCTTTAATTACATTAAAGACTGAACTAGAACCTTGGTTAAAAGAAATTATGGAATCACCTTATAATACTATTCTTAAGAATGCTCATTTAAAGGCTCCAGAACAGTTGATTCCTTATAATGTAAGGACTCGACAATATGATAATAACTTGGTTGATCCAACCTATGTTATCATTAAGGCATTAGAAAATAGTTTTGCATTAGCAGAACTTCTAATAAATACATCTTATACACTACATGATTAAAATTAAATTAAAGATTCCAGAATCCGAAAAGTTTGAGAGGGAAGGGGAATGGTTTAAAGAAATGATAAACCACTATATCCCCTTCCAACTTCCTTACCATGAGGATTATGAGGTTATGAGCAATTCTTATAAAGTTGTTAATAATGATCTGTCTGGATTTAGAGCAGAACTGCAACAATTCTGTAATCCTCTAGGAGTTAATACTGGAGAGATTGAAGAGCAGGTATTACCTTATCCTGAATTAAGAAATAAGGTAAACATTTTAAAAGGGGAGATGTTATCTAGAAAAGATACATTTCACATTATGCTTTTGTCATCTAAAGCAATTAAGGAAAAGGATGAACAATTACTAGAGGCTATTAAGGCTTCTGTTGATGAAAAGACTGCTATTGATATTTCTAAAATGGAAATGGAAATGCAGGGTATGTCACCAGAAGAGATTGAGAAATTTACACAGGAGTTAAGAACTAAGAATGAACCGGAGGATTTACTTACGACTAATTTTATGTCTGATACAGAGATATTCTATAATCAGAGTTTAAGATATTGTGAGTATAATCAGGATATTCCTGATAAGAAAAGTCAGACATTTGAAGATGCTGTTATTGTTGATAGATGTTTTATTTATTCTGGTTGGAAGTATGGTAAACCTCATTTGGAGATTAGAAATCCATTGACTACAGGATTCCATAAAAATCCTAATCAAAGATATGTACAAAATTCTGATTGGGTATGGCATACTAAAGCTATTACTGTAACAGAAGCTATTGAGACATATAATTTAACAGAGGATCAGATTAATGAGTTAGGGGTTTCTATTACTAAAGGATTAAGTCATAAGCATGATGTAATGGGTGGTACTGCTGAATCAGTATGGGATCATTCTATTAAGAATTTGCAGATGTCGTCTAATCATAACATTAGTAATGATAAGACCAAAGGTTTAAATCAAAGTCCTTTAAATGCTTTACGTGCTTATACTGATTTAGTCTGGGAAACTCACTTTGAGTTTAAAGCATTTAAACAATTAATCTTTTTAGGTTATAGAGATGAATATAATAAGCAGGTAATTATTCCTTTATCTTCTGATTATAAAATTCCTAAGAATGCTAAGAAAGAAAAGAAACTAAACAGGTTTGATGTTGAGACTGAATTTTATACTTGGTATGATAAAGCATTGGATACAGAATTTACTGCTGAAAGAATTTGGATACCTAGAAAGTATGAAATTGTAAGATTAGGTGGATCTGTATATCCTATCTTTAGAGAAGTTCCTTATCAGTATACTAATGTTGAAGATCCGTTTTCGACATTTACTTTAAGTACTTTTGGTGCTATTTTTAATGCTAGAAATGCACATTCTGTATCTTTAATACAACATGCATTACAACCTTACTTTCAGTATTTATATGTTAAGCATATTCAGAATAGAGAATTAAGTAAGTATCAAGGTGCTATTCAAGATATAGATGTTGAGCAAATTCCAGATCAATTAGGACAAGATTTATATGGTAATGAGATTAGAGACAAAGTTGCTACATGGTTAACTACTTTGAAGAAAACTAATAAGAACTTCTATGCTGGTAGTCAAACTACTTTAGGTGGTTTACCACCTTCTACTAGAAGTCCAGGTTCTTCTAGTCATATGATTGGTACTGCTATTGAGTTAATGAATCTTCAACAACTCTTAGAGTTGATTAAAAGGGAAATTAGTATGGCGATGGGTATTAGTCCTCAAAGGGAATCTAATTTCCAATCTGGATCTAATGTTTCTGATAACCAACAGGCTATTACACAGTCTTATGCTATTACTGAACCATATTTCTTTACTCACAGTCAAATATGGAAATATGCCATTAATGATTGGTTAATTAACTTTAGAACATTCTGTCAGACTCAATTTGAAGTACATAATCTTAAGGATTTATCGTTTCATTACTGGTTACCTGATAATACACAACAGATTCTTAAGGTTACTCCTAATCATTTAACTCATGCTGATATTGGTTTATTGTTAACGAATAGCACTGTTAATCAGAAATATGCTGACTACATGATGCAACAAGTTCAAGCTTTTGCACAGAATGGTGGTGAAGGAGTTGAAGCAATTAGTCAGATTCTTATGGATATAGTTCATAATGTTAGTCCAGCAGAAATACACAAACGTATTATGGTTCAAGAATCTAAAATCCACGAGCGTCAAATGGAAATACAAAAATCTCAACAGGAGGCTCAAGCACAAATGCAGCAAAAAGAATTAGAAAACAGAGAAGATATTCAAAAGTTTCAGATTGATCTTGCTGTTACCAAAGCAATCGAGGATAGAATTACGAAGCTTCAAGTTGCAGCAATTAATGCTTCTGGTTTTTCTGAAGAAAAGGATATGGATAATGATGGTACTCCAGACATTATTGAGATAATGGATCACGGTCTTAAAGAGCAGAAATTAGCCTTAGAAATTAAGAAACAAGCTGATGATGTGAGACTTAAAGAAGAAAAATTAGTAATTGATAGAAAAAAGGCTAATAAGCCTACATCTAACAAATAAATCAATTTGATAATTTGGTAATAGATGTTTGTTTTTCTTTGATGATTTGAAATGAAAGACACTCGATGCTAAATTATATATATAACTTTGCAACATGATAAAATTAGAAAACTTCTCATTTAATCTGGATGATGATCCAGAAATCCCCGTTCCAGAAGATACTACGGAACAAGACTCCCAAGATACTACAGAGGAGGAAGAACAAGATCTAATTGAAGAACAAGATAATCAAGATATTCCAGAAACAACAGAAGAAACTCAAGAGGATGGTAAAGATCCTTTAGCACAAGCTACATTCGATAAGTATGTGGCTTTAGGTGTTCTTGAGCCTGATGAAGAATTCGATGGTACTTTTGACTATATTGAGTCAAGATTAGATGATGCTCCTGTAAAATTGCTTAATCAAGCAATTCAAGAATTACCAGAACAAAGCCATGCTGTACTACAGTTTATTACTGCTGCTGGTGCGAATATTACAAAAGATGAAATTATTAAGTTTGTTGAAACATGGAAAGAAGAAGATAGAACTTCTTTTGAAATGGAAGATGAGGCTAGAACTTATTTAGCGGACAAACTTAAAACTCAAGGTTTAAGAGATAAAGCTATACAAGCTCAGCTTGATGATCTTGAGGATGAGGGTGAATTGTTAAACGAGGCTAATAAACTTTTAGCTGAAGAAAACACTAAGACCCAAAAATTAATTGATTCTAAGAAAGCACAAACAGAAAGTAATAAGCAAGCAGAAAGGCAGTGGTATTCTGCCATTCAGGAAGAACTCAAAACTCTTAATTATACTAAAAGAAAGAATGATGAGATTCAAAAGACAATGGCTAATGCCAACAAAGTATTACAAGATGTTTATACTAGTCCTAAAGCAGTAATTCAGTTAATGGATTTACTTACTAAATTTAATGGTAAGGAATTTGATTTATCTGATTTTGAGAAACAAGGAACTACTAAAGCAGTAAGTGGTATTCGTGAGGCTATGGCTAAGTCAGCACAAAATTCAGCAGGAACTAAAACAGCAAGTACACAGAGCGAATATGTAAAACAAAAAGATCGCTATGTATTTGGAGTAGATTAAAACACTCTATAAAGAGAATTATTATATAAAATGACTAGAAACTCAGCACTCGTAACACACGACAGAAAAGCATGGGGCGGATCATATTTTGATTCGTTGACTCACGCTACAATGTTCCGTAGTTACAAACCTTACGATTTTGGAGTAATGACCGCAAGGTTGTTCTCTTCGGAAATTGGCTCCGACCTTATTAATAAGAAATTTACTTATTACACAATTGCCAATAAAAATGTTTATGTTCTTCCCGGAGGTACTGATGATTATACATGGTATGCAATGGGTGACACGGATGTAGAATTCCGCATCACTGAACTTTTAGTTGATCCTGCTTCTCAGCCCGGTAAAGGTGGTTTGCAATTTAGAATTGCATTAGACCGTGATTGGTTGCATGAGCCAGCAGTTATTAAACTTGCTTCTAGCAATGCTCCTTTGTTAAGAGTAATTGGTCAACCTACTATGCGTTCGGCTAACTCTTATGAGTATTTGGTAGAAATGCAAGATGGTGACGTTAACTCGTTTATTCCTGTAAGTTTACTTCAACCCGGTATGACGGCAGTACGTGTTACTTCGTTTACTTCGGATGAATTGAATCAAAAGTATGCACCAGATCAATATGGTGAAATGTACAAACTTCAGAACTGGGTTGCCAACTATGGTAACAAAGCTGAATTTACGGACAAATTCATTCGTACTGAAATTGCTGCTAGAAAAGAAGGTAGAGGTTTACCTGAAACTGCTAGTTACAATGTTGGTGGTAAGTCTATGAAAGGTGCTGCTATTTCTAGCGGTTATATTTATCAAGCAAGAGGTACTGATAAAGTAACAGGCAAACGTATTGAAGTTGGTACTTTCATTACGAACATTGAAGCACGTTTGGAAGAACGTACTATGATGGACAGAGAGTATGCAATGGAATGGGGTCGTCTCCAAAAAACTGTTGATCCTGATACCGGTCGCACTATCAAGATACCAGCTGGGTGGCGTCAGCTCGTGAGAGATTTTTGTGTAACTAATTGATATTCAGATAGTTATGACAGAAAGAGTATTAATTTACCTTCATAAGAAAGGTTGCACATCAAGACAAATTGCTGAAAAATATAAAGTAAGCAAAACTACTGTGCTAAATTGGGCAAAAAAGTATAATATTAGTTTTGTTAATACTTTTGATAATCCAAATACAATTTCACCAGTAATAGTTAAAAAGTTATATAGAAGGGGTTTTTCAATGAGAGAAATTGCAAAACTTTTAAAAACTAATACTGGCGTTATATCATCTATTAAAACACGATATAAACTAATATCGGTTTATAAAGTAAAAAAGTTTAAAGAATTAAATCATTTAAATAATGAAACATCTTTATTAATAGGGTGTTTGTTAGGAGATGGTTCTATATCAAAAGAAGGAAGGTTTGTTTGTTCCCATAGTATGAAACAAAGAGACTACTGTAAATGGAAAGCAGATCAATTAGAATCTTATAATATAAGATTTATTGATAATCAATCTAGATTTGATAATAGAACTCAAAAAACATACCATTTGTGTACTTTTTATTCGAGAGGTCAAAATGAATATTTAAAGCAAATAAGAAATTTGTTTTATACTCCAACAAAACAATTAACTAAAGATAATTTAAAATATTATAATGCTTTATCTCTTGCTATTCATTATATGGATGATGGAACTAAAACAAATAGTTCTTACAGAATAGCAACAAACTCTTTTACATCAGAATCATTAAAAGTTTTTATAGAACATTGTTTTCAATGTTTTAAGATAAAATTTGTGATTCATTCTGATAATAAACTATATTTACCTGTTGTGTTTAAAGATAGATTTGAAGAAATAATTAGACCCTATTTACACAAAACAATGATGTATAAATTACATTAATGTCGGTCTCTTAATTCCGTTAATTGCTGGAACTGCTTTAGAGCCTTACTTACTAACCATGAATAGTGATATATCATGGGGCGAACTTAAAAACTTCGAGATAGTAAAAAGAGTAAGGATTAGCAAATCAGCAGCCAAGTAACTTGGGAACAAGTTAAAGGTTCACAGACTAGAATATACCATCCAGAACGGATGATGAAATTCCACGAATGCGGAACACTATAATAATAGTGAAGATATAGTCGGGACTTTACTGAGAGGTAAAGAATAAAGAATTAAATATTCTTTAGATAACAAAATGGGACATTTTATGGAGCATAACGGGAATCTCTCGTTAAGTGACATACAAGAATTTTTAAACAACATCTTTATTACCCGTAAAGGTTTCAAAGATCGTGAAATTAAGATTGCTACTGGTGAAGGTGGAATTGACTTCTTGAGCCGTTTGATCTTCAAAGAATTTAGTACTATCGTAACTATTGATACGTTGCTTGCTAGCAAACGTTCTGATCCAATGGGTGTTCATGAAAATGAATTGGAATATGGTGGTCAATTTACCAAGTTCAAAGGTAACAACGGTACTACTATTACTCTTGTTTATGATCCAATGAAAGACAATCGTCAATTGTTCCCTGAATTGGCTCCCGGTACTAACCGTACTTTGGAATCCTTTGCAATGGACATCTTTGACTTTGGTGTTACGGATCAGACTCCCGGTAATGCTGGGATGAAAAACAACATTTGCATGGTTATGCAGGATGGTGTTGAAGAATTTTATACTGTATCGAATGTATACAACTTTGAAACTGGTGCAGAAATCTCCGGTGGAAATGTGTATGGTAATGGCAAAGAACTTGGTATTTATCGTGCAATGTCTGGTAGCATAAACGTGTGGGACACTAGTCGCATTGGGAGAATTGAACTCAACCCTGCTGCTTAATTAAAAATTTAATCTTAAGAGTAAGGATAGAGTTAGTTCTGTCCTTACTCTTTTTTATTTAGAAATAAAAAGTTTACATGAAAAGTACAACTATACTATATGTGAGTCCTGTGGAAAGGGTTCCAAGTCAAGGTAGAGATAGACAAATCTATTCGTTTATTGATCCTAAAACAAATCAATTAGTTCAGACCAAAGCCATGAGAAAAACTCGTGAAACTGGTACTGAAGCTGTTTATGCTTTCCAACCTTCTTATTCTCAGAATAGGTATTTAACTGGTTTGGATGAGCGTATTAAAAATCCGTTTCAAGAAGCATCTGTAGATGATCTATTAAATCAATACAACCTTCCTGTTGAATGGAGAAAAGAATTAGAAAAAATTGTTACATATTCCGAGATTAGCAAACAGTCTTATTATGAGATTTTGCATAATCAAGTTCCGGGATTTTATACATCTGCTTTTAATCCTCTAAACTCTATCTTTAAAGCGTCTGGTAAAACTAAAGAAGAAATTAAAGATACCACGTTTATTGATAGATTTAGTATTACCTTATATGATGGTGCTAATAGATTTACTGATGAAACTCCTAGAGGAGCATTAGCAATTCAATTAATTAGAAATCACCCTCGTATAGCACTTGATAAAAAATCTGTTAATCCTGTACAGCATCACTATTATATTTCTGAAGAGAATGAAGCAGAAATGGAAAAAATGCGTAAACAAGATTTAATTGATGATGCACAAAATATGAAGTATGAATTGCTTAGAAAGTCTACTGATTATAAAGCATATCAAGTTGCTTCATTATGTACTACAGTAGACCATAAACCTATTGTTAAAGGAACAACTACCAGAGATGGTGTTAAGATTGCATTTAACAATTATTTAGGTGATGGTAGAGATCAAATGAAAAATGTTGAGAAGTTTATGGAAGTTACAGATCTTCTTAGATCCTCTGAAACAAAGGCTTTATTTGAGTGCAAGTATTTAGTTGCACAAGGTTTGGTTAATGGAGTATTAGGAATTAGAGATGGTAACTTATATTGGTATAGTAAGTCGAATGACTTTACCAAATACAAATGGTCTTCTGAACAAGCTTTTGTTAGTTTCTTAGTTACTGAATTCAACACTTACAATCCTGATGAAACTGTGCAGAACTTTTATCAAGACCTCTTTAATGAGGTTAAGAATAAAGGTGCATGGGTAGAATAATTAAACTATGGTTATTTCCAGAATGCACTTTGAGGTTAAGGTAAGATTAAACAAACTTAACTCTAATCATAAAGAAGATCTTAGAAAAGAACTAATTGATGATGCTATTAATAAAGCATCAGATGATTATGTTGAAATATTTTATTCTGGAAATAATACGAAAGAATATCGACTTGGTTTTGAGGTAACTCAACAAAGAATTGATATGCTTTCAACATTAGTTATTCCAGAGAAATCAATTACTCCTACATTGGTTAGAACTAATGTATATAAAGCATCTACAAACATCACTCCTTCTTACAGACATTTTGTAAGAGGTTGGGTTATTGCTGAAGGGTGTGCTCAAAGAATTCCTATTACTATTGTTAGACATAATGATCTAGATAATAAACTTAGGGATGATAATCAAAAGCCTAGTTTTAAATGGCAAAGATGTTTGGGTACATTTAAAAATGATGGTTTATATCTTTATACTGATTATGTAATTACGAGTGTAGTAATTGAATATTTATCAAATCCTGTTAAAGTATTTTCTGGTGGATATGATTCATTAGAATATATTCAGGGTGATACATCCGCTTACAAATCTGCCGATGCTATTGTCAATTCAAATTTACCTGTACCTTACCATGATTTATTGGTAGATATGACAGTTCAATATTTGAGTAGAGTATTAGAAGACGGTGAAAAATTTAACTTGCAGAAAGAGCAAGTGTTATCCAAAATATAATTATGATTAAAAAATCTAACAAACTCCCTATGGAGACACTCTTGGTTGCAACTGGTGACCAAGCTCTTGCTTCTGGAGTATTTACAACCGCAGGTAATTCTGTCAATGCGGCTAATGGTCAACTTGGCGTAATGTCCTATGATCCGAATAGTTCGGTTAAAGCCATTGGTGCTTATCTTGCATCTGGTGATGATTCTAATGAGGTACAAGCAATTAAAATTGTTCAAGGTACTCCTGCTTCCAGTAATACGCTCAATGCTGATATTTGGGAAGTTGGTGATAAATCTCATATTGAATCTGGTGTTATTCGCAAGAATCAAGTAAAATCTGTTGCAGTTAAAAAATGGGTTCCCGGTACATTGGGTGCTGCTGCTGTAACTAACTTTACTACTCCTGTTAATAACTCTGAATATTTAATGTACTTGAAACTCGATTCTGTTCGTTATGACAAAGAGTATAGTACAATGAATGACAATGTTGTTTATGGTAGTTCTGCTCCAATTGACTTTACTGCTGCTGGTGTTACTAACTCTTTAGACTATGTTCTTACTAATGTATTGGCTAAACTTAATAGTCAGTCGAGAGCAGTAACGTCTAATGGTCTTAAAGGTACACAAGATTTTGTAGTATTTGGTGTTAAGGCTGCTGGTGGTTCTGGTCAAGTAATTGGTACCATTACTCCCAATACTGTTCTTACATTCCAAACGATTAATGGTGTTGCTCAAACAATTCAAAGTTCTGTTCCTATGGTTTCTGCTTTAGCAAGACTTGTTCAGGACAATGCTCAATTGATTGCAACTTCTACTATTGAAAATGTTAACTTAGCAACGGCTGGTGCTGCTGCTAAAATTGATGCTCTTATAATTGTTGGTTTACCACAGAAGGTTGCTGCTATTTATGACAATGTTGACCAAACATTTGTTAAAGTACTTCCTAATCCTGCTAAAGGATTCATTGCTGGTGTTGATCCTACGATCACAATTGCTAATCCTGTAGAACCACAGAATACGGGTACTAAGTGGCAGATCATGGATGACTTGCGTCCTAGAGTACAAACACATACTATGCAGGTACAACCTCATGGTGACTGGTTTGCTCAAGGTAAGAGTTATGTAAATCCTGCTAAGAATTACACTTCTTATGCAATTGAGTATTTTGATACTGAATACACTCTTACTAATCCTCTTGTAACGAGTCCTAAGAAAGTTACTTTGTTATTCCCCGCTGAAATTCTTTCGAGTTTCACTGTGAATGTAAACAATGTAATCACTCGTATTGCTGCTAGTAATACTCCGGTTCCAGTTTCTACTTCTAATGATGCTGGTACGGGTACTGCTTCTGCTGTTACAGTTGCTTCTGTTGAAGCAATTTTAAGTGCTTGGCTTGAACACATGAGAACTACTGGTACAAACTTTGCAGTACTTGGTGACGCAATTGCCGGTGGTGCATATCTTTCCTAAAAAACCTTTTTATATTCCGTACATAGGGTAATTCCTGTGTACGGAATTTTTAATTTATTCAAATGGCTAAAGAATTAATAATCCCCGATAATATTGGGAAAACACAAAAAACTACTCAATTCGGGCCTAATCCCGTTACAGGAGGTTCTGCTTCTAATGAAGGAACTAATGTAAGAGAATTAATCCAACAATGGATTGATGATGGTGATCTTGATACTGGTGCTGGAGGTTCTCCCGGTTCTGGTAATTTAAGTTTAGGAACTAGAACATCTACTGGTGTACCAATTCTTATTGATACTGGTACTGATGTTACTTTACCGGCAGCTACTACATCTTTAGCAGGTGTATTAACTGCTGCTGATAAAACGAAATTAGATAATCTTACAAACTATACACATCCTGCACATAGTGGTGATGTTGTATCTGTAGGTGATGGTGCTACTACAATTCAACCTAATACCGTAACTAATGCTAAGTTAGCAGATATGGCTGCTAATACTGTTAAAGTTAGAAATAATGCTTCTAGTGGTGACCCAGTAGATTTAGCATTAGCAGCATCTCAACTTTTAGGTAGAGGTGCTACAGGTGATATTGCTCCTATTATATTAGGTACTAATCTTTCAATGAGTGGTGCCACATTAAATGCCGCTGGTGGTGCTGGTGTAGTGGATGGAGATAAGGGTGATGTAACTGTTACAGGTTCAGGTGCTACTTGGACTATTGATGCTGGTGTAGTAGATAATACTAAATTAGCAACTATGGCCGCCAATACAGTTAAAGTTAGAAATGCTGCTACCACTGGTGCTCCTGCTGACTTAGTATTGGGTAATAGTCAACTTTTAGGTAGAAGTTCTAGTGGTGATATTGGAGCTGTTATTTTAGGTACTGGTTTATCTATGAGTGGTCTAACTTTAAATTCGGCAGGTATTCCTGATGGAGATAAAGGAGATATTGTAGTTGGTGGTAGCGGTACTACTCTAACAGTAGATACCAATGTTATTAGTAATACTAAGTTGGCTCAAATGCCCACACTTACTATTAAAGGTAATAATACTGGAGGTACTGCTAACGCGGCGGATTTAACTGCCGCACAAACTAAAGCTTTACTTGCTATCAACGGTTCTGATGTTTCTAACATTGCTTCTGGTCAAGTATCTTCTACTACAGTACAAGCAGCAATTAATGAGTTAGATACTAAAAAACAAGCAGATATTACTTTTCAAGATGAAAGTGTTAATCAAGGTTCTGCTGGTAGTATAACCACGATTAATTTTGCTGGATCTGGTGTAACGGCAGTTGCTTCTGGTTCTACATTAGATGTTACAATTCCTGGAGGTGGAGGTGGTTCTAGTGTTACTACAGTTTCTTTAAACTCTAATAATGCAAGAGCAACTTATATTACCTTATCTGGTACTCCTGTACTTACTTTAACCAAATCTTCTGGCATTGCTACTTTAGGTGTAACTGGTGGTACAATTAAGTTAATTGAATTATTCGATAATCTACAAGTTGGTGAAGTAGTTGGTAACTCAATTCGTTATGACTTTGTAGGTACTGGTACTAATAAGTTTGACGCTTATCCTACATGTACAAAATACACTGTTAACTCTGCTACTCCTACTGTTGTAAACTTAGGTGCTGTTGGAGATCAACAAGATACTGATAATACGCCACCATTCTTATTTGGTGATTTTGTACTTACAGGACAGGGTAGTATGTCTGCAAGAACTAGTAATATTACTGCACAAATTTACTTAAAATTCACATGGACACAAAAATAAAAGCACTTATATTACTGTTGTTTTCAGCATTTACAACATTTGCTCAAACTCCGGGTATTAACTTCGCTGCTAAATTCAATATTACCTCTGCTACAGGAGGTGATC